GGCGTCGTGGCTCCGATGGCCGTCCCGTCAATCGTCCCGCCGTTGATGTCCGCCGTGTCCGCCACGAGCGAGTCAATGTTGGCCGTGCCGTCGATGTGTAGGTCGCGCCACTCATGCCATGTTCTTCCAAGGTCGTACTGGTTGTCAGTTGCTGGGTCGATGGAGCTCGCCACGCGAGCGTTGAAGACAACCGTGTCCGAGTTGCTGGAGCCGAGGGTCGTGTTGTCGTTTACCGTTAACGCCGTTGCCGTCAGACTCGTAATGGTGCCAAGCGATGTCAGCGAGGACGCCGTAACGCCAGCCGCGAGGGTTGCGCCCGTCAGGGTTCCAGCCGCTGCGGTGACCGTAATATCAGCCGAACCGTTGAAGCTCACGCCGTTGATGTTGCGCGCGGTCTGCAAGATCGTCGCGGTCCCAGCATTGCCCGTAATCGTCGTCTGATCGCCGGTGTTGCTGCCGCTGACCGACGCCGTGCCGGTGACTGAAAGCGCTGGCGTGCTCGTGCCCGTGAGGGTGACGCCGTTTAGAGAGGTGGCGGTCGCCGCGCCGAGAGTCGGCGTCACGAGGGTTGGACTGGATGCAAACACCAGCGCACCACTTCCCGTTTCGTCGCTGACCGCCGCCGCGAGATTCGCGCTCGATGGCGTCCCGAGGAACGTCGCAATGCCCGAGCCGAGACTCGTCAGCCCGGTGCCGCCGTTGGCCACTGCGACCGGCGAGGTCAGCGAAAAGACCGAGCCGGTGAGCGTCAGCCCGGTGCCGGCGGTGAACGTGCCTGCGCCCGAGAACTGCGACCACGGCAGAGCGGTCGTGCCGAGCGTGCCGCCTGCGTTCGCTGTGCAAACGAAACCGCAATCGGCGTTCGTCGTGCCCTGCTCGATAAACGTGAAAGCCGAGGTCAGAGCGTCCCACGTGTTCGCGTCGGTCGTGCGCGTCCACGATCCCGAGGCGCAGAGATAGATGCCGTTGTTCTGGCTCATCGTCTGATTCTTCACCAGCACGCGATTGCCCGCGACGATGCTCACGCCGTCGATTGTCTGCGCTCCGCTCAGCGTAATGTCCGCCGTCGTGGCTGCGACGCATGAAGCTTTTGCGTCGAGTCCTTGCGCGACGGTGTCCACGTAAAGCTTGTTCGCGATGTCGGTTGAACCGCTCGGAGCGTTGGCAACGGTGCCGGCCGTCGCGGTCAGGCTCGCAATCGTGCCGAGCGAGGTCAGCGATGAGGCGGTGACGCCGGCTGCAAGCGTGTTGCCCGAGAGCGTTCCGGCCGGCGCAATGACCGCAGCCGTCGTGATTGAAGTCGTCAGGCCTTTCGCGTTGATCGTGACGATTGGAATCGCGGTTGAGCTGCCGGTTGAGCCCGGCGTCGCAACGGTCGCAAGCGTGCCCGCCGCCGTGACGTTGCCCGTGCCGTCGAAGGTCGGCGAGGTGTAAGCAAGATCGCCGGTAATCGCAATCGTGCGCCCGGTAGCCAACGCCGTAGCCGTGGCTGCGTTCCCGGTCGTGCTACCGGAAGATCCGCTGACGTTGCCGGTGAGATTCGCCGTGATCGTGCCAGCCGAAAAGTTGCCGCTGCCGTCGCGTGCGACGATTGCCGAGGCGGTGTTTGCCGAGGCTGCGGTGGTTGCCGAGTTGCTGACTTTGCCCGCCGTGCTGATCGTCGCGAGCTTCGTGTCAACGATGGCCGCGCTTGCGTTGATGTCCGCGTCAACGATGACGCCCGCCGCGATGCTCGTCGCGTTACCGACGCTCGTCACGTCGCCGGTCAGATTCGCGTTTGTGGTCACGTTACCCGCAGTCAGGCCTGCTGCGGTGCCGGTGATGTTCGTGCCGACCAGCGCGCTCGGCGTCCCGAGGTCCGGCGTCACCAGCGTCGGCGAGCTGGCAAAGACCAGAGAGCCGGTGCCGGTCTCGTCGGAAATCACGCCGGCCAGCTCTGCCGAAGTCGTGGCAGCGAGAACGGAAATCTTGTCGGTCGTCACGACCAGCGTCTTGCTCGCCGGAATCGACGTGCCGTTGGCCGTCAGCGTCCCTGCAATCGTGGTGTTCGGCGTGATGGCAAACGTCGCCGAGCTTATCGCCGCCGCTTGCGTTCCACCGACTGCGATGCCGAGCGTATTTGCACCGACTCGGAAAAGTCCGGTGTCCGTGTCGTTGACGAAAAACAAAGACGGCGCCGCCGCACTGCCATCTTCCAGCTCGATCTGTCCTTCGGTGCCGATAATGGTGATGTCGGTCGGCGTCTGCGTAATCGTGATGTTCGCCCCGGCGACGAGGTTCTTGGGAACGTAGAACGAATTTTCGCTACCGAGGATTTGCCCCTCGCCCGGCGTTGGGATCAGGTCGGTCAATGAAGTTATGCCGCCGCCGCCGCCACTGTTGCCGCGTGCCGCGTTCAGCGTCCAGTCCGCCGCGCTTCGGCTCGGCCGCTCGCGGTTGCCGTCGATGTTCGAGACGAATGAATCGCCGTTGAACGTCACGAGGTCCAGCCGCTGATACGTCTCGTCGGGCGACCACTTGCCGCGAGGGTTCAGTCCCTTCGGCTCGGCAAATTCTTTGCGCAGCTGATCGATCTCGCCGGCACGCGGAAAGCGCGAGAGTTCGTCGGTCACGATGCTCTTGACCGCGCTCGGCAAAGCCGACGCCGCCTCTGCGATGCGTGCCTCGGCCTGCGCCAACAAGGTAGCGTTCTGCTCGCGCTCGGCCATGAGCACCGAGTAGCGCGCCGCCGTCGTGACTTCCAAAGCCTTGCCGAGCTCATCCACCTTCGCGGTCAGCGCCGCGCTGGATTGCGCGTGCGCGTCCTGTGCGCGGGCGATGACGAGCTGCTCCAGCTCGCTGCGGATCGCCGGCTCGATCTCTTCGAGGTTGCGCTCGATCTCCGATGACAAATGGTCGCGCAACTGCGGCAGCGACTCCACCAGCTTTTTCAGCTCGGCGCGCTGGATGATAGCCAACTCAACAAGGTTATCGATTTCGGTCTGGGTGTGGATCATGGAATTATTTTTTGCGCTTTGATTTGCTCAGCTCGATAATGCTCTGGTCGCCGGTCACGCTTTGCTTTGTCTCTTCGATGGTCGTCATCTGCTTCGCACGGTATTTCTGCACCGCGTCCAGCCAGTCCTCGGCTGCGAGTGGCGTGTTGCGCGCAAACTGATGCTGCACTTCTGCGGCCGCCACCGAGAGGTCTTTTTTCTCCGCCTGCTTGTTCAGCCGCTCCACGATAGCTGTGCTCCACGAATAGCCCTCGTCGCCGCCCCATCCCATCCAAGCCTGGTATCCCTTGCCTTGCTCGTCCCAGGTCTCGCCCTGCTTGTCGATTTCGTGCCGGTCGAAAAAGGCTTTCATGCGGCGCACGGTGTCCTCGGACATCGGCCGCTTGTTCATGAGGTCACGCGCCCGGGCGATGCCGACGCTCGTCATGCCGCGCTGTGACATCGGCTTCTTCTCGCGGATCTCAAGTGCGCGCCGTGCGTTGTCCGCCATCGCGTCGGTTGGAATATAGGAGCCGTCGGCGAAGTTGATCGTGACGAGATTTGAGTCCTCGCTTGCGGCTGATCGTGAGCGCGCAAGCTGGATTCGCTTGTGCATCGCTGCGGCCGAAATATTCGTCGGCTGCTTCGGTAGTCCAGCAACAGAACCGGCTACCTTGCTCGCAGATTCATTTGCCATGCCTGCGGATACCATAAGCGTCTCGGCAGATTCCGACGTGAGATTGCCTGCGCGTAAATTTTCTAGAATGGAAAGCACCGCAGCAATCTGCGCGCCGTTGAGAGGCGCCAGTTCGGGCGACACACCCGGGAAGGATTCGACGCCTGCAATAGCGGCATCGTCCGTTGATTCTACGCTGGTCCCAGAAACCGCGACGCTGGCCGCCTGCGCCTCGGCTGCGCTCGCTCCCACCGCGTCGCCTGCTGCGGCTGCGGCCGCTGGCGTGCTCGGGAGTGAGGTCGTCGTGAGGCGGATGGCCGTCTCCGGCACGCCGTATTTCACCGCCAGCTCCTTCACAAATCCGGCTTCAATTGCGATCTGTTCGAGCCGCGAGAAAGCGTCCGTGCCTTCCTCGGCTGCGATCTCTTGCAGCGACTTTGCGCCCTGCCGATTCTCGTTCATGTTCGCGGCGCTCTCGCGGCCGACGTCGATGCTGAGCTTGGCCGGGAAACGCCACTCGCCCTTCGTCGCCCGGCGCAGCGCTTGAACCATTGTCTCGCCCGCGAGAAGCGGAGGCGGTGCGATCTCGCCGCGTGCGATGGCGTCGAGAATCACGGCGTCCTTGATCGGGTCCAAAACCTTGTCGGTCAGCACGCCTTGCTTGTTCGTGAACACTCGATCAGCCGCCGCGAATTCTGCGCGCACGCTTGGCCCCTTGTAGTCCTGTGTCCCGAACAGCACGCCCTCCGGCACGCCCACGCCCAGCGCGATTTCGTGCATAAGGTGCTGCACGAATCCGGTGAACGCCTGCGACGGACGCGACGGCATGACCTCGACGCGGTCCGAGTTCTGGAAATAACGAATCATGCCGACCTCGGTCAGCTCGTTCTTCTGCGTCTGTCCGCTCGGCAATCCCATCGTGGGATTCGGCTGAAAAAGGTTGCGCGGGTTCGCGACGCCTCGGTCGTTGAAGATCAGCGCCGCCTGCTGCGACGAGAAACGCACGCCGGCCTTTTCGGCCTGCAATATTTCGTGTAGCATCCGCGCCGTCTGAATCGCGCTGTGCAGGTCGGTGACGCCGCGATATTGGTCCACGCGGAACGGGTCGAAGTAGTGGCAAAACTGATTCGCAGGGATGTCCTCCGCGCCGAAATAAACGCCTTCACGCGTGACTCGGAAAATCCGATAAGCGACCGGCTGGCCGAAGTCGTTCGTGATAATCCCTTGGAAGTAATTGTTCGAGGCGACGGCCGTCTCGTTTGGGTTGCCGATGCGCGTGGCCGGCACGAGTTGCAGTTTCAAACCCTCGCCGCTGCGCCGAATCACGAAACCACAATCGCCGTCAATCGGACGTTCCTCGGCCGCGAGCTGCACGAGTTTCTTGAAGCTGTGCCGGTTCGTCACGTCGCAGTTTTTGCACCACGCGTGGAAATAGTCGTCAATCACGCGGTTGTAATCGCGGTCCCCGGTCGTCGGGGAATACTCGTGCGGCGTGAGGTAAAGCCCGAACTTGCGCGAGATTTCCCGAGCCTCCGGAAAATTGTCCACCAAGTCCCGCGCCTCATACATCATGACCACCCGGTCCCGCTGATTCTGCGAACTCTCGGCCGACTGGGTGTATTGCTTCGGCGAATACATCCGATTTGTCCGCGCCGCGTTATACTCGAAAAGCGACTTCGCGACGCGTGCCTCCAAACGCTTGAGCGCCCATGTCGGCGCGATGTTCTCAAGCGCCCGGTCAATCCAAGGTTTTTGCGCGACCAGTTTTGACGCGTCGAAAAAGTCGGTGCTCATGTGTGATTAGTTGCCGGTGAAGCTGACGAAGGTCTGATCCGTTGACGTTCCGGCCGCGTCGGTCAATGCGTCCTGCAGGTTGCCGAGCATGTTGTTGAGCGCGTTGAGGTCCGCCCGGCTCACGCTCTTCCCGTTGAGGCTGTAACTCTGGTTGAGCAGCACCGCCTGAATCGCGTCAATCGTCTTGGTTTTCAGCGCCGTGAGAGTCGCGGTGTCCAGTCCGAGAAATGGGTTGTCGAGCATACCACTGCTCGGAACGTCAAACCGGCGTTAGTCCTTCGGCGCTGCGTAGCGGATGACGTTCGCAATCGTCGCCATGCAGAGCAGCATCGCCGAGGTGTCGAGACCATGATTCGGCGCGTTGCTCTTCACCTCACGCCACTCCCAAACGCCGGTCCGAATCTCAACCTTTGACTCTCCCTTAAGGTGTTCGAGGTAGAGCGGGTTCACGTCCTTCGGCAGCAGCCATTTCAAATCGCCCTTGGCTTCCAGCGCGTTCGCGAGGAGGTCTTTGAAATAGTCGCCGCTCCAGTCGTAATAAAACACGTCT